AACGGAGAAACTAATGACTATTCATATTGTAGACATCGAAGCAGTAGACACACGCTATACTAAGCAATGGAAAGAACATCTTCCAAAGCAACTGCAACGAGCTACAAATGAGCAAGTAAATGTTATTAGTGGTGGGGATACGCCTCAGGCAACTACGCCTGGAGCGTTCCTCAACTTCGGTGGTACTAACGTTTATAAATCTAAACAACTAGAAACAATAGGAGAAATGTTCTGCAATGGAGACGTTGAAGATGGTGATTATTTTCTCTATACCGATGCCTGGAACCCTACAGTTATTCAATTACGCTATATGGCAGAACTATTGGGTGTTGACATTGGCATTGGTGGTCTGTGGCACGCAGGTAGCTATGATCCGCAAGACTTTTTAGGTAGGATCATAGGCGGCAAGCAATGGGTTCGACACGCTGAAATGTCAATGTTTGAATGTTATGATGATAACTTCTTTGCAAGTGACTTTCATATTGATATGTTTACAGATGTATTTGATCCAGAATATGTAATGGATTGGGACAAAATAAGCCGTGTAGGATGGCCTATGGAGTATCTGCGTAACAGTTTAGATAGTTACAAAGGTATGGAAAAGCGAGACTTGATCTTGTTCCCACATCGTGTTGCTCCTGAGAAACAAGTTGAGATCTTTAGAGATCTTAAAACACGTTTACCGCAATATGAGTTTGTTGTTTGTCAAGAACAAGAACTTTCAAAGAACGAATACCATAACTTGCTAGGTGAAGCTAAACTAGTGTTTAGTGCTAACCTACAAGAAACACTTGGCATTAGTTGGTATGAAGGAGCATTAGTAGATGCTATTCCTATGGTACCAGATAGACTAAGCTACAGTGAAATGGCATTGCCTGAGTTTAAGTATGACAGTAAATGGACTGAAGACTTTGATTCGTATTTGCACAATCGAGATAAAGTAGTTGCACAAATTGTAAACTATATGGAAAATTATGAAGATCTTCTTGTTAGTTTAGACAAGCAACGTACAAAATTAAACAAAGAATTCTTTAGTGGTAAAGAACTTTATAAGGCGATACAAGATGAATGATGACGAAACATTTACTATTAGTATTGACGATGATGTTACTATTAACTTAGATAGTATCAGCAGTAATACAGGTACATATAACATTACCGATGGCGGACTTAATCTTAGTGATGTTACTATTAGTGGTACAGACAGTACGTATGGAACTATTACTATAGATAACACTTCATATTCTTATGCTAATGTTTTAGATAATATGATTGATCCAGAAGAAGTTGATCGTATGTGCAATGAATATCCAGCGTTGTCTAAAGTATGGCGCAACTTTAAAAGTGTATATGATATGACACTACAAGATTACAAAGGTAAAAAGAATGAAGGCGAAATAGATGATCCAATCCCTTTCTAACTCTACTAGTTACGCAAATGACTTTATAACAACATATGACGATGTATTGGCAAAGCCAGAACACGATAAACTATTGCAGGAAATGTTTAATTTAAAATTTGCTTACGGCGAAACAGACGAAGCAGATACACCGCCATCAGGAATGAGCAGTGACTTAGATCCAAATAAACATTATACGCACACTATTTTAGAAAGTTACTTACAAAACTTAGAATGTTTGAAAGACTGCTATTGTCAGAGAAGTTATGTAAATTTATTTGCACCAAATGAAAGAACATACTTTCATCACGACTTTACTGAGTACACTGTTTTGTATTACCCAGGACCGTATTGGAACATTAACGACGAAGGCGAAACAAAGTTCTTCTTTAACAGTAATCCGTTTAATGACGTAATACAAAATGGCGCAGAAGAAATGCCTATTATGTTTTCTATAGCACCTATTCCAAACAGGCTAACTATATTTAAAGGTGACGTATTACATTCTGCTACAAGTTTTAGAGATAAACATAGATTTTCAGTTGCATTTAAATATTTAAGGAAACAAGATGATTAAGAAACATTATTACAGTTGGACTGACATTGAACGTATGTGTGTCAGTATTGTAAATCAAATGTATACAGACAATTGGCGGCCTGACTACATTGTAGGTCTTACACGAGGCGGCAACGTACCTGCTACTATTATTAGTAATATGACAGGTATTCGTTGTGAAGCACTTAAAGTAAGTTTGCGTGATGATGAACAAGGACCAGAAAGTAACGCTTGGATGGCAGAAGATGCATTTGGTTATGTATCAGAAGATGAACGTGAAACTTGTCGGTGGGACGTAAAGAAACGAAAGAACATTCTTATTGTAGATGATATTAATGATACTGGTAGTACCTTTAACTGGATCAAACAAGATTGGGAAGCAGGTTGTTTACCAATGGAAGAAAGCTGGAAAACAGTATGGAATAACAATGTTCGCTTTGCTACACTAACAGAAAACCTAGCAAGTGAATTTGATAAAGTAAAATATACTTGTCACGAAATTAACAAAGCAGAAGAAGATGTTTGGTTAGTTTACCCGTGGGAAAACGTAGGTGAATATTAATGGGTAGAACTTTATTTGTAGGCGACAGTCACGCAGCCGGATATTGGTGTGAAGCTGATGAAACTGTTCATCAGTGGGAGCATAACTATGGCGACTGCTATTCTGTTGAAAACGACAAAGAAGTTATTGTGTATGCGTTACCAGGAGCGTGTAATAAAAAATATCCAATGTGGATCAAGTCTATGTTAGATCGATATGATGACATTGACGAAATATTTGTACAAAGTACATACTGGAACCGATGGTTAATGGGTGCTAGTAAAAAATTAGAATACGGTGACGGAACTAAAAGCGATATGTTTTTAGACGATCGGTATGTATGCCCTAACAATAATAAAATAAACTACTATACTGACTGGCGAGTAACTGACGACTTTATTGAGATACCTGAACAATGTCGAGCAGATTTGTTTGAACAGTTTAAAGGTTTATACTTTGACAATGATAATATTACCAGTGACTGGGCACCGTTCCACGAAAAGTATCCTTACACTAGATTATATCACGAATCACTTACACATCTACAATATAGAGATTATATTAGTGATATGTTTGTTATTAATGCGTTGTGTAAAGAAAAAGGTATCAAATGGTATCTTTGGACTGTAAATGATCGTGTTTACTTTCCCAAACACTTTGATTTGCTTGGACCACTAAGTGAGTGTACTATTGCACCCAAGAGTTCAGAACAATGGATCAAAGAAAATCTAAATATAAATATTGAAGAGGATACGTTAGATGGCGAACATTACCCAAAACATATTCACGAGCTTATAGCTACTAAGTATTTTAATTACCTTAAGGAGACACAAGTATGAATAAATTATACTCACTATGGGAAGCACTTAAAACCGGTGTAGCTCCCTGGACTGACGAAGTTGAAAACAATGACGAGTTTGTTGTTTACAGAGACAAATACCCTGTAACAGAAACTGGACATTTCTTAGTTGTGCCTAAAAAGAACACAAATCAAGAAATTGAAAAAGCAGTTAGATATGCTATGACTGTTGGACAAGAAAATATAATGGACGAAGCTAATCCAGTAACAGGATTTAACATAGGAATTAATTGGGGTGCGAGCGCAGGGCAAACTGTTGCTTTTCCGCACGTACATCTAATAATGAGATCAGATGGTGACTGTGAAGATCCAACTGGTGGCGTAAGAAATGTAATACCAGGTAAAGGTAATTACTTAAATCAATCAAAGGAAGGATGATGAAATTGCAAGAACAATTAGTAAAAGCGGCAAGAATGCACGCCGAAGGAGAGCTGGAAAGAGCAAAAACTAACATTATGGTTTATATGAACTCTAGTGTTGGTATTGGTGAACATTCAGACATTGTAGAAGCCATTCAAGAAGAACTTGATAAAATGGCAGGCGCAACTGATCGTATTGAAATGTTAGACAAATATTTTAGTTAACGGTTGACAAAACCTAAATAAACGTGTATACTTAATAGTATATTACAGGCAATCCACTGCCTTAACATCGGAGAAGTGAATGAGTAAAAGTGAAGAAATTAAAGCCCGCCTAGTACAGGCAAAGAGTCGTTACTGGGCAGGCGATAATATTAGTAGTGTGCTACAAGAAGGCGATAAAGAAGAACTTATTAGCGAAGCAACTAAAGCATTTGAAAGTGTACTAGATGCACTTGTAATTGATAGATATCAAGATCCAAACTCTAAAGGTACAGCGCATCGACTTGCTAAAATGTACTATAATGAGATTATGGCAGGACGTTATGATCCTATTCCAACAGCAACAGCATTTCCAAATGACAGCGATGATCGTTATGAAGGTATGCTAGTAGTTCGTTCGGAACTAAAGAGTATGTGTTCACATCACCATCAGCCAGTAGCTGGTATTGCGTACATTGGTATTATTGCCGCAGACAAATTAATTGGTCTAAGCAAGTACACACGTATTGCACAATGGTGTGCTAGACGTGGAACACTACAAGAAGAACTTGCAAATGATATTGCTAGAGAGATTCAATCAGCAACAGATGCAGAACACTTAGGTGTTTACATTCAAGCAACACACGGTTGTTGTGAGAATCGCGGCATTATGGCACACAGTAGTTTAACACAAACTACAGTACTACGTGGTGCATTTAAAGATGACGCAGGTACAAAGAAAGAGTTCTTTGATAACATTAAACTACAACAGGAGTTTAGTTGCTAATGAAACTTAGATATTCAGAAGCGTTTTATAGCGTACAAGGTGAAGGCAAGTTTGTAGGAGTACCTAGTGTATTCCTACGCACCTTCGGTTGCAACTTTCGTTGTATGAACTTTGGCTTAAAAAACGAACCGATGCGTGATGAGAAACAAAAACAAGGTATTATACACAATCAAGAAGTTGCTGACTTAATTGCAAACGATGTGCATAAGACTACAAAAGAGTTTAATGACTTGCCTATTATACATACAGGCTGTGATACATACGCAAGTATCTATCCAGAGTTTAAAGACTTTAACAAACAAGCAGAAGTTGATGAAGTAGTTGAACATCTGCTATCGCTTACTCCAGAAGGTAAGTGGACTATGGAAAATGGACAAGACATCCATTTAATTATGACAGGTGGCGAACCATTGTTAGCGTGGCAACGATTGTACGTCGAACTATTTGAGCATCCAAGAATGCAGGACTTAAAAAATGTTACATTTGAAACAAATACTACACAAAAGCTACACGACGGTCTCCGAGACTATCTCAACAATAGCGACAGACTTGAGGTCACTTGGAGCTGTTCCCCAAAACTTAGTGTCTCAGGAGAACCTTGGGAGACTGCTATTAAACCTGATATTGCTAGTGAGTATAGCAGTGTTACTGGTAGTGAGCTTTATCTTAAGTTTGTTGTGGCTACTGATGACGACTTTGACGAAGTTACGAAAGCTGTGGACGCTTACAGAAGTGCCGGGGTGGAATGTCCGGTATATCTTATGCCAATGGGTGGACGCAGTGAAGAATATTCCCTCAATGTTAAAGACGTTGCCGAAGCGTGTATGGAAAGAGGATGGCGATTCACTCCAAGACTCCACATCTCACTATTCGGAAATGCCTGGGGAACTTAATAAGTTGAGCGAATATAAAAATGCACAACACGCAAAAGCAATGAAAGCATCTATTGATCAAGATGCAATACGAAAGGCAGGATGGTAAATATGGATTGGAATAAAGTAAAAAAAGCAATAGGCATACAGCCTAAAGTTGCAAAAGAAGTAACTAAAGAACCTACACAAGAAGATATCCGCCGAGCCGCACTTGATAAAGAAAAAGAAACGGCAACTAAAAAAGGCGAACCTTGGGTTGCAGTATTAGATACCCAAGTGAACCCAGACAACATTAAGAACGGATTCTTTGAGCTCGATTGGAATAATGAGTTTATTGAACAACTATTAGACGCAGGATACACAGGCGAGTCAAATGAAGAAATTGTAGACGCTTGGTTTAAAACTATTGTATCGCAGATGTTGGAAGATGAAGGTGAAAGCACTGATAGAGAAATGGGACACGTAAGAGTTGTTCCTATTGACAAAGGAAAGAGTTCCATAGGATGAGCATTGTTGCAAGATTAAAAAGTTTACATCCTTACACCGAATACGCCCCTAGTTGGGATATTCCCCTTTATATGAATGTACTACAAGAGTATGACACTGTTGATAATGTCCGTAACTGGTTAATTGAAAACGAACAAAAGTTTTTAGATCTTCCTGTTCACAATGACGGTGGCACAGGGTTAGGCAATGACAGTGTTACTAGTCGCTTTAGTACCTATAACTTGTTTGACTATGTTGATCAATGTCCGGGCCTTGCTGAAGTGTTAGAGTTTTTCCGTTTTAGTTATATTGACTTTATGGAAAAAGAACACAATTATAATAGAGAGTTAGATTTTTTGTGTTGGTTCAACATCCTTCGCCCAGGTGACGAAATTAAAGTTCACAAGCACGGCTCAGGCCCTGATGTATACCTAAGTGGAAATATGCACTTAGATGATTACAATACTGAAACGTTTTACCTTTCTCCATATGATGAACAAAACGGACACGCTTTACCTAATCAAAAAGGCGGTCTAACATTATTTCCAAGTTACGTAAGCCACGGTGCTACAACGTATGAAGGTGACGGGCTACGTGTAAGTATTGCATTTGACCTAAGACTACCTAATTCTAATAGTGATGCGGCAAATATAAGACCCTTTATTACACAAGAGTCTTTTGCCAATAATGATTGACAACAGCCAGATCTGGTGCTACAATAATACTATAAATTATACAAAGGCAAACTTATGGCAACATATATTCTAGTAGACACTGCTAACACATTCTTTCGTGCTAGGCACGTAGTACGTGGCGACATTGACACTAAGGTCGGTATGGCGTTTCATATTACACTTAGCGGCGTTAAGAAGGCGTGGCAAGACTTTGAAGCAGATCACGTAGTGTTTTGTTTAGAAGGTCGTAGTTGGCGCAAAGACTTTTATGAACCTTACAAGCGTAACAGGCAAGTGTCACGTGATAAAATGACTGTTGCAGAGTCAGAAGAAGATAAAGTGTTTTGGGAGTGCTTTGACGAGTTTAAGAACTTTGTAAGTGAAAAGACTAACTGTACTGTAATGCGTCATCCGCAACTAGAAGCAGATGATCTTATTGCTGGTTGGGTACAAGCACACCCTAATGACAATCACGTTATCATTAGTACTGACGGTGACTTTGCACAACTTATTGCACCTAACGTAAAGCAGTATCACGGTGTAAACAAAGAAACTATTACACACGAAGGTTACTTTGATGACAAAGGTATGCCGGCAGTAGTTAAGAAAACGCAAGAGCCTAAGCCTGCACCCGAGCCTGACTTTATGTTGTTTGAGAAGTGTATGCGTGGCGACACTAGTGACAACGTGTTTAGTGCTTACCCTGGTGTACGTAAGAAAGGCACTAAGAATAAAGTAGGTCTTATTGAAGCATATGCTGATAAGACTACAAAAGGTTACAACTGGAACAATATGATGTTACAGCGTTGGACTGATCATAATGGTGACGAGCATCGTGTGTTAGATGACTATAACCGCAATGTTGTACTATGTGATTTAACTGCACAACCTGCAGAAATTAGAGAGATAATTAATAACACTATCAGTGAAGTAGAACCTAAAGAAGTATCACAAGTCGGTATGCGACTTATGAAGTTCTGTGCTAAGTGGGATATGCAACGTATTGCAGACCAGGCACAATATTTTGCTGAACCATTACAAGCGAGGTACCCGAAATGACAATAAAATTTAAAGAAGTCCTAAACAACAAGTTTTGGATTGTAGAAGACGAAGGAACAAATGTAGGAACTGTATCGTTTAATGACGAGCAATATATGTTAAGTGATGCAAGTGGTACACATTTTTTAAAGAAAAAAGATCTTAAAGAAAAGTTTGGTCAAGAGCTTGCTTGGGAGAAACTTGAGATTAAAGAAATGCGTGTTCGTGAAGTACACGGATTTCCTACTAGCTGTGATCCTTATAATGATATGTACGATGTAAAACAAAAGTTACCTTTGTTTACTAAAAGTAAAAATTCAAAGAGTTTATATTGTGCAGGATATTATATTATCCACTTTAACAAAGGTTGGGTAAAGAGTTTTTGTCCTAAACTAATTACTATTGAACGGTATGAATCACAAGGTCCGTTTACTAATGACTTAGAAATGCGTTCTGCACTGAGTAAAGTTAATGCAAGGTAACTTGCTATTTGTAGGCTGTAGTCATACAAATGGCTTTTGGGGTGGACGCAACAAAGAAGGTACACTCGATAAGGTCACTTGGGATACAAATAACTACGCTGAAATTTACGCAGAAGAATTAGCAGATTCCCAATGCTACATTTATTCTAGTGCAGGTGCTTGCAATAGCAAGTATCCACGCTGGATTAGACATATGCTTAACACTCATAAAGACGTATCAGGAGTAGTAATGCAATCTACTTACTGGGACCGTTGGGTAATGTCTGCTGATATGAAACAGCATCATAGAGAATTAGATCCTGGATTTTTTACAAAGATTGAAAAAACAAACGACAAAGTTATTTGTTATGACGATTATAATGTAGATAAAGACTGGCATTTAGTAGAATGGTTTGAAAAGATCAAGTGGGAAAGTATTGGAAACTATACTGAAGGTTGTCCTGAATTTAACGGAGGGTATGAATGGATAGGGTTTGATACTAACTATATGCATATGAAATTTCATACTGAAGTTGCCACACATCTTAAGACTGAAGAATATCAAAAGGACATTGCATTAATTGATGCAATAACAAATGTTCCTGTTTACGTTTGGAGAATCAACGGCAAGGTACAGTATCCGGAAAAGTTTGATACATACAAAAACTTAGACAATGTAAGAGTATTTGACGAGCCAGCAGATAGTTGGTTGTTAAAAAACTTAAATATAGATATTAAAGATATGATGCTTGATGAAGAACATTATAACGAAGAAGCACATCGACTTATTGCTCAACACTTTATTCCGGAGGTATTAAATGGAACCGCTTAACACTATTGCTATTCAGCAATTTATTGCACAAGTAAAAGGTGCCGACGCAGGCAATGCTAGAGAAGTTAAACTTGACATCAAAGACGCTAAACGACTAGCACTTACAATGGGAGAAGTAATGGCTAGACTAAATGGTCAGCTAGAAGAACTTCTTGTTAAAACAGCTTCACGTGAAGATGAAGTAATTCAAGTCCAAATGGACGGTGGCACTAGCTGGAAGTAGGACTAATTGGGAATCGTAGGATTCACACATATACATAAGTCTTGGATATGGAATTGTCTTGTAGTTAGAGGCAAACGCTGTTATAGTATACCTCTTGTTTGGCCTATGTATATTATTGCAGTTACTATGTGGCGAGCATCTGTAAGAAAACAAACTAACAGATTACTTAATAAACTGCGTAGTTAACGTTTTAAAGAGATAAATATATGCGTACTTAATAAAGGAAGCGCATATGAGTAGACCTAAACCAAATGTGTTGTTAGAACACATCGATAAAAAAACATATAGATCAGAGCAAGTATTACAAGCTGATGCAATTTGGGCGGTGTTCTATAATGATAAACCATTTAATTTAAAATCTGCAAATATGCTTACTAGCTATCCTGGCCCTAAGTATAAAAAAGTATCATTTTCAAATCCTGGTCACGCAATTAATCTAGCAAAGAAGTTAAATGATTTATTCGATTGTGCAGACTTTGACGTTAGAAAACTAACAGCCGGAGAGAATGTGGCTCTCGAAGAATGAACTGGAAAGATACTTATACCAAAGTTTTCTTAAAGCAGTTAGACAAAACTATCAATGAAGTAACTATAAAAGAGTATATGCCACAGTGGTGGCAAAATACTAGATCAAAAGATACTGGTGGATTAAGATTAACTGATGAAGGACTAAGAATGGTCATTGAAGATATTGAATTATCTACATATGACGTTCCGTATCCTGCTGATTTTGAACTAACTACCCAAACTATTATATTCCTAGACCATTTTATTGACTGTCCTTACTATATGGGACGGAGAGGTATTACTGTATTGAACGAAAAGAAGGCACTCGAACTGCATCTTTTTAGTGGAGATATTCGTAAATACGGGCTTACAAAAGCAATGAAAAGACAAGAAAAAGGTTGACTTCTTGCGTAAAGGTGCTATACTATATGTATAGTTAGAAATAACGTAATGCACTGATAACAAGAGGAATAGAACTATGGAAGCTACCGCTACACGCACCGTAAGTCCTAATAAGGCAAAGAATTCAATTAACCACGCTATTAAGAAAAAGCGTCCAATATTTTTGTGGGGTCCCCCAGGTATTGGTAAATCAGACATTGTAGGTCAAATTACAAACAGTCTGCCTAAATCACATTTGATTGACATTCGTCTTTCTCTATGGGATCCAACAGACATTAAAGGTATGCCGTATTATAGTGCAAACGATAACACTATGAAA